ATGTTGACGGCTCGCTTCGTCGCTTTGCCTAACGCATTTCGTGTTGCATGTTTCAGGACGCGACGATCTACCCACGTTGCCGTGTGTTACCAACTGCCGTGCGAATGGCTTAGGTCTTGAGACTTATAAAGTTGTAAGAAATGTTCTAAGGATTAATTGACGGCGTTGCAGATTTTCTAGACTTGCTGCACCCTTACCTTCCAAACGGTTGCCCGCTCTTTTCTTGACCATGTCCCCTACAGTTCCACCTGCTTGAGTAGTCAATTAACCCTTACAGCACTCCCTTCGACCATTGGTTGCCTAAGATACTTTGCGATCCAGTCGAGATCCGCTGGCCTCCATACGTGAACTACGGCGCCTAATTGAAGCGTGGTAATCCAACGGGATTGAAGCGGTGAAACTCGACCTTTCTCGCTCTTTAGTTCTGCGAATATAACACGCCCTTTAGGGTGTGCAAGCACCAAGTCTGGGAAGCCGTGATCACCTAGTTCATGGGTGGCCCAGACGCCGCGTTTGTTCATAGCCGGCATCGGATGATGCACTAGCCATCCGTGCATCTTTGCCAGATTGATCACGATTTTCTGGAAGTCTGACTCGGTCATCATTGGGCCTGTTCAATGAGCACGTCGCGCTCCAGCGTCAGGAATGTGATTTGGGCTTTAAGTTCGTCGATGCTAATGAGTAAGTCTTGAATCTGATAATGCTGATCCCTCAGACGTGCCGCATACGGGTCGGAAGCGTCAAACTCGATCATTTAAGTCGGTCTATAACGGTGGAGGCTTGTGCGCCTGTGAGCGTCTCTAGGACGACGTCTTGCACTCCTAGCGTCCCATGTATGAACTCCAATAGGTCAAGATCGTTTAGTTCTTTGCCCCGTGCCAGAGCCTTTAAGAATCCGATCTGTTTGGGTGTAGCGAATTGCCCAGACGAGGAGGCGTGGGTCTCATCCTTTGAGGGACTCCCCGTCCGGGACACTTTGGACATCTCTTCGCGTGACGGCCGTTTGCCGTGTGTCGCGTAGCCGGCATTAGCCAATGCGCGGCCGATGCTCGATGTCTCACAATTCTCGATGTGCGCGGTTTTATTGACTGGCGATGAGCCACGGATCTCTTCGGCGTACCCTGTCGCTTTTGGCCATGTGTCTATGAACTCAAAGAACACTTCGGCGCGGAAAATTACTTGATCACCGTCTTGCGCGATGAGCGATGTGGCGATGCGGCCGTTCGGGTGATCTGCCCAGAATCGGATAAGGCGATCTTCTACTGTTTCGTAGTTGCTGAGATCGAATGCCATGTCGGGTGTCCTTTAGTCGGTATTCGTGAGCGAATTGTACACGTTGAACGCCGCGCGAAGTTGATCCTCGGTTTGGAATGTGCGCGTCTCTAAAAACACTTCTACGGCCTTGGCAAGATCGTCAATTGCTGCTTTCTTTACGCTTGAGCGTGTGACCGCTGGGAAGTCAAGTCGCATTGCGGCGCCGTGTTCGTCTCGATAGCCGTAATGCATGTAGATCTGAGAGCCATTGCGTTCTTGTTTAAGAGCAAACACCCAGCCGTCCTTGTGCAGCGCTGAGAGTGCGCCCGAGATCTGGCCGTGATGCAGCCCTAGTTTGCCTGCTAGTTCTTTCCACGTGTAGCCGACTTTGCATCCTTGCAGCGCTTCCAGTATTTGCTTTTGGCGTGATGCCGTGATGCCTGATGCGTCTTCGGACATTGCGCGCGCCTTAGAAGTTTCTGAGCCGGCAACGTGGCCTGAGTGTCCGTTGTATGGGAGCGAAGGGTGGAATAGGTCGGTCATGAGTGGGCCTCCAATGCTTGGATTGCTTTGTCGAGTGTGGTGATGTCGTGCAATGGCATCGGATCTTCCAATGTCATTCCGTTACGGATTGCGCGTAGACGTCGAATGAGATCGGCGTGTGGATTTGGTGTGATGATTTCGTCAATGAATGCGAATAGTTGTTTTCGCATTTCTTCGCTGATGCCGTTATCGGGATAGGGCGTTTCGTTCACTTTGCAGTCCTCCAAGGATTCCAGCCTGAGTTTAGATATATGGCATGGGTAGCACGAAGTGATGTGGTGGCGTTAAATAGATCGGAGCATTCGTCCAAGATGCCTTTGGCTTGGAGCCATCCGATCGGCCATTGCGAATTAGGTAGGCACCAGAAGCCGTTGATTTGGGTGAGGCCGTATGAACCGCCCATCGGATCGTCGATGTTGTGAGCGTGTGGGAGGCATCGGGATTCGCGGTACATGACCAATTCAAGCGTGGCCAATTGGTCGGCTGGAAAGCCAAGATCGAGGGCTAGTTGAAGCGCGTCGTCACACGTGGCGATCGTCGTAATTGTGGTGGTCGTGATCGGGACTGATGCCGGCACGACAACTTCTACGGGTGGCATCTCAGAAGGCTCTGGGAGGCTCCTAGCAACGCCTAGGAACGCCGTTAGCGCCCATAGGCTACCAATGACGCTGATGATGATTTGTGGGGCTGTGATCATTGTTTCTCCAATTCGTAGGGTGGGCTCCATGAGTCGCCCGTGGCTGTCCTGAAGGACATACGGCCGGCTAGGTATTGCGCCTCGGATCCGCCGTTCATGAAGATCTGCACAAGGACTTCTTGGCCGTTGTCAAGAACTGTCTTGAGCACCAGATAGTCGAAGATTTGTGGATCGGTCATAGAATGGCCTTTCGTCGGTAATCCGACCTTAGCCAACACTTGCCTAGTAAGGGTGGATTTCCCCGAACGCCTTTAAGAATGCGGCTTTGACAAAGATTGGGGAGTCTGCCGCTTGTGGTGTGATCTCGATGTGGAACCAGTCTCCGCCGGGTGCGCCCGTGACTGTCGGCTTGCTGTATTTGCTCCACGCTTGACGATCGCATTTCCACGCGCGGCCGAACGGCTGTGGGAAGTAGTCAATGATCATTTCGATTCCGAGATCGTTCGCATTGGCGCAAAGTTTCTCAATTGCTTCAAGCGCGTCCTTACGATTAGCAAGTTTCTTGGATGCACTTGGACGGTATGAGAGATCGACGGCGCGGCCCGTGGCATGTACCGAAAGTGTTTCTTTGCCGCGCATATTGCGAACGCCATACGACCCGTTATCCCATAAAGCGCCTTGACCTAGCCAGATGACTTCTTTAATGAAGGCGTCCATGCCGGCACGTCGTTTAGGTGATGCGCCGTCGGTGTTGCCCGTGTACGGCCGTGCGCCGACGATCGGAAGCGGTTTGGCTTTAGGCTTCGGGAGTTTTGCCGATGCCATAAGCCTTGTTCTTTGGGTTGACGTATCCGATAAATAGTGGTGCTACTGCTGCGATGGCTGCACCTAGTAGGTCATTTGGGTTGGTGTTGCCTGTCATGTAGAGGGCGACTGCTGCTGCAATGGCGCTATTGATGTAGGTAGAGATCATTGCTTTATCGCTGGGTTTCATCTGTTGCTCCTGTCTGTTTGGTTTTTTTCATTCCGTTAGATGCGAGTAGGCCACCGAGTGATCCGGTTAAGAATACGACAACGGTTGAAAGTAGGTCTATAAAGGCGGCGTCATTTGGGGCCTGTTCAAGTGGCTGATTGACGAACAGTAGGCCGTACACGAAGCCGAGAACGATTGCGGCAAAACTGATCGACATTGTTATTCCGACGATCAGGATTAGTCGTGCGTGTTTATCCTCTGGCGACATCGCAAGCCGTTCGCGTAAAGCACCTATTGGGCTCAATGTTAACTCGTGTGCTGCTGCATCCATTAAGTACCGCCGTTATGACTGCAACCATAAAGACCAGCGCAGCATATTTAGCCCAGCGGCGGTGGATATGGGTTTGCATCTTTGACTGCCTGTACTGCGTCTTCCCATGCTTCTTTGGTGTTTGTGCCGCGTTGCCATTCAAAGAATAGGCCGTCGGATTGTGCTTCGTATTGTGTGCGGCGTGTTGTTTCAACGGCTGCTACTTGATTGTTGTAATCAACTGCTGGCCACGCTGCATCGAGTTCAGTTTGTGTTGGTTTTGGTGTGCTGTCCAACCATGTGAGGCCGTCGTAGGTGTTGCCGTCTAGTGTCCATTGTGTGCCGGGATAGTTGGCGATAAGTATTGCGGCGTAATCAATCATGCTAAAATCTCCACGGCTGTTATTGAACTAAATCCACCAAACAATGCGTCCGCGCCACGCCTGTTTACATAAGTTGTCGATGTAATAGCGTAAACTTGCACCTTGTAAGTAGTTGCAGATGTTGTTGCTGGACTATCTAAAAAAGTTACTGCATTGCTAAAGATTGCGTTTGGATACGCTTGGCTTACTAGTGCAAACCCGTTTACCGATGAACCAGATGTTCCAACTGCTATAGCCGTAGCACCACGAACAAGACGGAACATACCGTCACCACCCGCACCTGCTACCGAACCTGCAACAGTCGCAAACAACAAAACTGTACTAGTAGCAGCCGACGGGGTAATTGAAACACTTAATCCAGTTACGTCAATGAACGACGCTGTAGTTGACGTAAAACTAGCGGCCGTCGTTGCTGTTTGCACTTGTGCAACCTTGCCGCCAAGCGCAAGCCAAGCCGCGCCGTCGTAATATTGCGTTGTGTTTGTTGCCTCAATGTAAGCAAACTGGCCCTCGGCAAGTGTCTTTTCGCCTGTGCCGCCGAAAGCCGCGTCACGCTCGGTAGTACCTGCAAAAACTGGGATGCCCGAGTTTGTAATGTTGAGGTCTGCCGCTGTCAGGACTTCGCCTGCCACATAGACGGGGACTGTAGTAACTGCGTTTGCTCCCATAATGCTCCTTATCCTAAGACATTTTCTTCGTCGAGTGTGCCATATACCAGATCGTCAAGGATGAGTTCGTAGACGAGCGTTGTGGGGCTGGTAAATAGCGTTATGCGGTGGCCGTCGCTCAGGGTGATCTGATGCTGGATGCCCTCGATGGCGAGTTCTTGCGCTAATTGTGTTGTCGTGTTGCCCGTGTTAAACGACTTCTCAATGCTGATGGTGTCGCCAATTTCTAGGACGGCGACCGTGTCGCGTTGGGCGTCGGTAAGCATGAGGAACGCGGTAGAGACGTTTGTGTATCTTGGCTCGGGTTCGCCTACGAGAAGGTAGTTAGCAAGGTCTAGCGCGGCCGTGTTGTTGTGGACTAAAGCGTCGGAGATCGAGTTTGTTTGAATGAAGTAGGTCGCTTGGGAGGCTAAATCTTCGGCGATTTCTGGGTTAGTTGCGCCGGCATGGGTGACGGATGCGCGGTTGACGACTTGGTTCGCTTCAAAACTTATGCCGACTTGATCAAATGAAATTGCCGTTCCGTCATCGTGGAAGTCGGCGACGGGTGCGGAAAGTGTTGTCCCGATCCGATCTTGGAAGGTGAATGTCCCATCACGTGCCACAAAAATTCGACCTTGGACGGATTCGTTGATCTTGGCCATGTATGCGGCGACGGATGTTCCGTTCGGGACGGTGTAGGCGGCTGCTCCGCCGAGGAGGACGGTAGAAGTTTCTAGGTTGCGTTCGCCCGGTAATTGGAATGCGTTGACTTCTGGAAGGTCTAAGACGGCTTCAATGCGTACGTTGGCAAGTTCTTCGGAGACGTTGTATTCGTCCATGTAGGTCTGCGAGAGGACATAGTAACGGTCGGCGCATTGGACGCTGACTTCGTCTAGGCCGCCAAGGTTAAAGTCGTAGGTGTAGTCGATGATGTAACCGTTGAAGAGTTCTTCGCCTTCGCGTGTGAGGATGACGTTTCGCATTGGGGCTAGTCCAGGCTGTGCGTTTGCGGTGTCAAAAAATGGGCTGTCTTGGTTAAATGGGTTGAAGACTCCGCCGGCATAGCCGTCTAGAAGATTAAAGTTCATTGAGCCGGCTGTAAATTGGTCGCCGATGTCGCGCCGTCCACGGAAAACGTTTATGTTCGTTGAGCCGTCAATGACGGATGCGTATTGTGTTGTTCCGTTAAGCACGTATTCGGTGTTATTGAGTACGCCCTTTGTTGTGTCGTCAAGTGTGAAGCCGTCGACTATGAAGCCTGTGTCAATGAGAAGATCGTAGGATCCCGATTGAACGATTGTGGCGGCCATTACGCGACTTGTATTTGTGCTGGGCCGTCTACACGGTTCATTGCTTTAATGGCGTTAACGACGGCACGGCCGATGTCTGCCGATGTTGAGATGCCGCCCGTGATATTGACGGTGATGTTCTGTCCGCCTTGATTTTTCATGCGGTCTAATGGGATGACGGCTTCTGGGCCACGTTCGCCGATAAGTGCCAAGGTTGGCCCCGTCACGATTCCGCCAGCGGCCATTGCTGGGATGCCGCCTTCACGTGCGAAGCCTGATCCAATAGCGGCTTGTGCTGCACCGATACGGCCAAGAGATATCTCATTCAATGTCCCCACGTTGTCAACAAACGGGATCGCGTTGTATGCCTTAATGAGCACGTTAATTGCTTTGATCCACATGTTCGCCATGTTCTCAAATGCGCCAATAATGAAATTGATCACTCCGTTGATGCCGTCGCGAAACCATTCAAACTTTTTGTACGCGGCCACAAGCGCGACAACCATAACGGCGATGCCGGCTGCAATAGCCGAGAACGGGTTGAGCGCCATAGCAAAGTTAACGGCCATGATCGAGACGGCGATTGCGCCGATCGTGCCGGCAATAGCCAAGAAGACGCCGGGGTTGTCTTGGGCCCAGTCTGCAAACTTTTGGATGACTGGTAGGACGGCTTCAAATGCTGGAAGTAGTGCGGCTCCGACTGACTCTTTTGTTTCATCAAGCGAGTTCTTCAAAATCTTCATGCGGCCTGCGGCGGTTTCGGCGGCTGCGGCCGTGGCTCCTCCAAAGGTTCCGCCAAGGACATTCATCACGTCGTCAAGGCTTGCGCCGTCTTTAATCATGGCTTTGATCTCTGGAGAGAGTTGGCCAAGGGCTTTGAAGTTGCCTCCGTAGGCTTTGGCGAGAGCATCGGAGACGGTTGCTAGATCCTTGCCAGAGCCCTGTGCGATGTCCTGAGCGAGCGCGAGAGCCGTGTTGGCTGTAGTGATGTCCTTAGTGCCTACGAGAAGCGCTTGGAAGGCTGGACGAAGTTCTGAATCGGCCGTGCCAGACGCCCTTGACATTGCGGCAATGACCTTTTCTTGAGAAGCAACTTGTGCGTCGGTTGCTCCCGTGACGTTCTGCATGACGAGCGCAAGGTTCGCTTGCTCGGCTGCGTCCTCCATTGCGGCCTTAGTTGCTCCTACAAGTGCTACGCCTAAGCCGGCAACAGCGGCAGCGGCTGGGATGGCTGCCTTTTTGATTGCAAAGTTAGCCTTTTCGCCGAAGCCTTCTAGTTGTTTA